GTCCCTCAATACTACTTCAGTCAGGTTACAGAATTGTTTAGACCTTAGTACTATTTCTGAGCAAGGGTTTGTTCCGAATTCGTAGTCGCTATCCCTCCGGCTTGGTGACATAGCTTGACTAGCTGTTCGATTGAATACTCCTCGCTCACCTGCCTTACTACGATAGAGAGACTCCCACTCTTGCATGAAAATGCCCATGTCTGGTCGCTCTGTATAGCAGACAGAGTTATTGGCAAGGGCTCGTTGGGGCTCGCTGGTGTACCAGTCTCCGCACTTTGCTTCTCTAAGTCTAGGGTCAGATAAGTTAGAAAGAGACAAGAGAGCAGAACGCCTAACACCACCGCATACCACCACTTCTGCAATTTTACAAACAACATCATGCACCTCCAAGCTGTTTAGTTTTCTTCCGGCTGCTCCTTTAAAAAGTCTAACACAGTAGTTAAACAATTCTTCAAGAGGTTCTGGGCCACTAGAACGGCCTCCGAATGTTCGGAGTACCTCCCCGGCAGGTCGGAGACTAGATGTGTCCCATCTAGGCACTTTACCTTGATAGAGTAACGATATGAGTTCTCTGAGTCCAGTGGCCCATCCGATTTTTGAATCTCCAATGTGAATAGTTGTGTCGCTTCCATGAAATTCCTCCGCTACCTCTGGTAGTTTGTTGATGTACTGCCGTTCCACACTGAAGCCTACTCCAGTACCACACATCAAGACATAAAGTATCTCGTCAAAGACTCGTGGATTATCTACTGCTACATACGAGCAGTTGTAACCCGCTACATTATCCCTTGCTAGTGCTGGCCCCGCTGTCATTAGGGCTCTCATACTAGGCATTACTTCAAAGTTAAGTATCGCACTACGTAACTCCTCCCACGGAATCTCATTATCCTCATGAGACTCTCGTTTGAAGTGAGCTATATAGCGGTCAACGGTTTCTTCCCACGTTTCCCTACGCTTTTCCTCCGGTAAGTATCGAGCGTATCTGCTCGTGAATATGTACTGCTGATAGCTATTCATCTATTCTACTCCGAGGGTTTCCCCCTCTCCAAAACATTCCACACACTCTAGTTTATCTCCGGCTAGGTTAGTGTAACCCACTCCATTACAGAGTGGGCACACTACCGGAACACAGTGCTCTACTTTATGGGCGTGTCCCTTCCCCAGTATGTCGGGGAGAGACCGCCTATACTCCTGCTTCTTCCAGCTACCCATTATCCTTCTTCCTGAACAGGATAAAATCTAGCATACTTAGTGCTAGTGAAGTAGCCATCATACGGGATAGTAGTACCTATACCGAACTTAAGGCGTGGTACATGGAAGTGTTCACCATCCCATTTAGCTGTATTCCAACCATCCCTCTCAGCATAGCCAAAGTAGTACCTACCCTCAACGAGTTGGGTCTCCCTTAGCCAAGCCTTATGATTAAAGTCACACATTACACTAGTACTCCATCTCCTGTTTTCTCAAGTCTAGTACGTCCACGTAGATTAGTACCACAATCCTTACACTTGTACCTCTGGTAAGTTTGAGTAGAGGTTCTCTCTATCCCCTTCTTAACTACCTCCTTAGAGCCACAGTTTCGACACGTAGGCTCATCAGAGTTAAGCCATAGGCCCATGTTAGGGTGCTTCTTAATCCACGGTAAGAGGACCATATAAAGCTCCTCAAGCAGCCTTACATCTTGGATGTTATACTCCTTCATCACTCTCCAAGCAGAGGCTTTACCGTCCATACAATCCCTCCACAACTCCATGCCTTTGTGTTGTACTTTACCACCCAGACCTAGCTGTTGGCACACGAAGTCCAGCTTGTTAGACGAGAACCTGAACTGGCTACGTACCGTAGAGAGTAGATCGACTTGATGATAGGGAGAGGGAGGCTCGTAGCCCCAGAGCACAAACTCTCGGTTGATTGTGGGTATATCAAATCGCTTACCATTGTAGTGTACAACAACGTCAGCCTCATCCAACAAAGCCCAAAGCTCATCTAACATAGCTTCCATACCGTGATGGTGGACCGACTTAAAGTAAACTCTCTTTTCCCCGTCCCACTTAGCGGCAAAGCAGAGTGTGTATCCGGGCTTTACGATTTGATTAATCCCTACATCTTGCTTAAACAATCCCCACGTATAAGCTAAGTTTGGTGCTGTCTCAATATCAAGATGTAACTTCTTCATCTTTAAACTCCTTTATCCAATCTGCGGGTATCTCTCCGACACAATAGGGGTAGCCCTCTTGTTCGGCCCATTGACTATACCTTGTCTGACTCATACGGTGAATCTTGTTGTCTCTCATAAACACCATTCTTAAGTCTAGTTCCGGGTGTAGTTCTTTCATCGCCACCATTTTCTTTCGGTCTTTAGCTGAGAACTTACCCTTTACTTCTAGTATAGTCTCGAACCCTTGGCCCCCTACATCATAGTTTAGAAAGAAGTCTGGGGTATACCAATGGTTAGAGTACACTTCCTTACCGCCGCACTCGTGACATTCTCCACGTAGTTTGTTGTAGTAATTGAAGGACTCTCTCTCGTACTCAAAGGGTATCCCGTTATCTTCTAGTTGTTTAGCTATCCTTTTCTCAAAGCCACTACGAAACGTCATAAGGGAATCTCCGGTACTTTAGGTTCTTTCGATACGTTAGTTAAGAACACTGGGCCGTTAGAATACTTAAACGCTCTAAGATTGGGATGGCAATCTTTCTTGAAGGGGCAGTAAGAGCAGGTGGTACATAGCTTCTTGTTCCCTGACTTGCCTTCCGGTACTTCATACGTCTCCAGTCTAGGAGGTAGCTCATCTTTGAGAACGAAGTTCTCTAGTTGCTCTACCTTCTTCTCTACGGTATCGTCTGGGTTTTCCATAAGCGTAGTATCTACAGGTACTACATTGACATGCCCGTTCTGTTTATCTACCATAAGCAGGGCGGGGTTATTCTTTAACCCCTCACGCCTTCTGTACCACTCTACTTGTGCTCTGTACCCAAACCCATCGTTACCTCCATCTATACCTTCTCGTTTGTATCGGTTGAACATAAAGGTGGAGGCGGACTTAACGTCCACCATTACTCCATCTATGATGGCATCACATCGACCTCTAACTACCCACCCATTAGAGTACTCTTTCTCGTATACCTCTTGTTGGTGTGTTACTGAGTGCCCCGCCGCTTTAGCCAGATACAGAACTAACTCCTCCACCATGTGACCATACTGGAACTTAATCTTAGTATGTCCCGCCAAAGGCTCAGGAGTATACCGAGGGTCGTGTGGGGCATGGGAGTCGATAGCGTATGCTGTCTGTCTAGTGCAGGGCTTACCTATCTCCGAGGCATAGAGAACACGCTCTTTACGAGCGCGTCTCTTGCCACGAAGTTCTGTCTGTAATGCTTCTGATAAGTTATGAGCATAGTCTACTAAGTCTTCTACAGGTAGGCTGTTGTCCTCACCTGAAGTAAGAACCTCATAGATATCCTCAGACAGAGTGTCGATTCGTTTAGTGTTAGACACTTAGGCTACCTCTTGCTCCGCCAACATCTTAGTCACCTTGTCTAAGGTTGAACGACCACTAGCAAACGAGGTGATTTGAGGGGCCAAAGTCAGAGCCACCTCCAGTACGTCTCGTGAGCTTGCGCCCTCTGGCATAGTAGCAATAGCAATAGCGGTAGCGTGAGCCATAGAGTTCTGGTTAATGATTACATTCTGACCATCGTCTGCTGGTACTGGATACTTAATACTCCCTCGACCGCCGCTACTTGGTGCAGGTCGGGGTGAGCTACCAGCACTAACAACTTGCCCACCGCCAGCGGCCATAGGTTTCCACTGGTTCCACTTATCCTTCTCAATGTTCTTATCAAAGGGGTCGCCTACGGTATGCCCCTTCTCCCAGCCTACATTGATCTCCTCACCGAAGCTGTCTACCGTAAGATAACTAAGAGTGAAGGGCTTACCTGCCTTGCTTACTTTGTTTTCTTTACGGATATTGGTAATGGTTCCTTTAACTTGCATTGTTTTTATCCTCCTTCGGATAGACTGTCTCAAACTCTAGTTTAAGGGGTACTTCAATCTCTACGTTAGTCCACTGTTTGTATAGTACAGGCAGAACATCTTCGCAGAGAGTTTCTAATACGTTAGTTACATTATGATTAGACATAGAATTCTCTGTAAAGTTCCCGTCACCGTATAAACTATCATGAACAGTGTTGGTGAATAGGAACTCCTTGAGGTACTTCTGTTTGTCATAGTATCGTTGGAATGTGTGCGCTAGGGCTATATAGGTCGGCACTATATCTCCAGTAGACCAGCCTTGTGATCTGTAGTTACAAGCGTGAGTCCAACTAGGCTCCATCTTACCTGAGAACTTACTCTTGTACTCCTTATAAAAGAAGCTCCGGCCCGTCTCAGACATAAAGCGCATGGTCGCTACTTGTTCCCCATTACTGTTAAACTCAGTAGAGTATGAGAAACCTCTGCGCTTTAGTCTGTTGTGGAAGTCCTTATAGAAAGCCTTTAGTGTGGGGTATCTATCAAAGAAGGCATCGCACACTTGTTTCACTACCTTGGTATCTACTCCAGATTCGCTGGCTAACTTTTTAACACCTCCTCCGTAGATAGTTCCGAACACAATACCCTTAACTGTTCTTCGCATCTCTGGCCCTAAGCCTACTTGTTTGCTGACGGTATCGTGAATGTCTGTTCCGGCTAATAGATCGGCCAGCAACTGCTTATCTCCTGATACGTGAGCTGTACCACACACCTCAAGCTGCTTAAAGTCTGGGGTAAATCTACCGTAACTAGAATCAAATCGGTTAACGAACAGTTCATCAATCTCTTTGGGCATATTCTGTAGATTGGGACGACTGCTACTTAACCTACCTGTAGCGGTAGCCGCTTGGTTAAATGTACCGTGTATAGTATCGGTCTTATATTCCGACAAGTACTTACCTATCGGTTCGATATAAGTACTCAGTAACTTGTTACACTTACGCCATTCTTGTATCGTTTGTATATACTCACCTGCCGGTGTCTTTGGGTCAATTTCCGAAAGCAGCTTCGTGAGGTTCTTATCGTTGACTGAGAAGCCTAGAGTTTTATTCGGGATACCTAGTATTTCTTGCAGCTCCCCGTGGCTTATGACGGGAGGTATCTCATAAAGTTCCTCGTAAGTAACGAACTTAGGATTACCATTCTTATAGTTCCCCTCTTGGCGGCGGCGTTTGATCTTGATGGGGAAGCCTAATATAGCTTGGTTAATTGATCGGTTGGTCGTTAGTTTAGAAAGGACTGCTTCCTGTATTTCAGGCGGAACCATAGCCCGCCTAAAGTATTCCCTAATGTAAACACGCATAAAGGACTCTAAGGTATCGCGCTCGTTCTGTAGTTTCATAGAGGTCTTGTATAGCTTGGACTTATCTACCTTGATACCATTCCACTCCATCTCTGCTAGGGCCATAGTAGTCCTCGCTGCTATGTTTACCAAGACCCGTTGTTTATCGCTTAGTTTAAACCATAGATGTGTAAAGCACTCAGCCGTTACATCTACGTCCCTTGTTAAGTACTCAGCCAAATCCTCTCGGCGCATAGTTTCTGTAGTACCTCCGTTCTTGATATGCTCAGAGAGACTATCTAGTTTACCATCTGCTAAACCGCAGAACTCAGCAATCTCATCCAGTTTAGCAAACGGAGTACCTGTGATAAGGTGGTACATCACCTGCAAATCATAGGCCATCACTATATTTTTGAAATAATCAGGATCACCGTGCTTTCTAAGATAGTGCAAATCAAACTTAACATTCGTACCTACTACTGCGATGGGTGTTGGGTAGAGAAAGACGTGTATATCCTCCGGTATACGAGTACGAGTATCAGTTTCAGTTAGTTTTTTATAGCCAACTAACAGCGCCTTGTTGTCATAGTAGAAGGGATCAGCACTAAACTCACCGGGGCTTCGCATAGTGCTCTCAACATCAACGGCATATAACGGGATAACCTCTCCAAAGTGAGTTCCGTCTATTATATCATCTACTATTTTCATTTGATACTCCCAACAGAAGTGAACCTACCGAGGTCTTCATCGAACTTAGCCTCGAACTTACCATGCCTAGCGTTCTTATGCATACGTCCGGTCGTAGGTTTCTTGTTCTTAGGTATGCTAAAGAACCTACTATATGGAAGGTCTGGGTCTTTGCCAATCATTATCATAACATCAGCCTCTCCTTGTACACCAGTCTTAGAGCCATATAGTTGAGTCTGATCTAGGTACTGCTGGCCTTCGGCAGAAGCATCTGCTTGTGCAATCGCTACTACTGCTCCATGCTCCTTAGCAGTACGTCTACTAAACTCTGCTAGTTTCCTATAGCGAGCGATCTCGTCCATATTCTTATAGCCTCCTATCTTATCCAGCACGTTGAGTCCTATCAACCAACAGTCGGGGTTAGCTCTAAGTACTCGCTCGATATCTTGCACTGACATACCCGGCTGGTCATAGATATAAATCTTACGGTCATTAAGATACTTATTGTAAGCCGTCTCTACTGATGCGGGGTCTGCTTCGATAGCGGTGCTGTCTACACCTAGTGCTGACTGGATCACTCGCAGTCCAATCTTATTACCTCCTTCTTCGTTATTAAAGATGATGGCGTTCTTACCCTCCGGTAGTTGGTTAAGCATATAGGTAAACTCTGAAGTTAAGAAGCTAGTGCCTCCACATTCAGGTCGCTTACCGACTAGGATGAAGTCTCCTTCGTGTACTTGACCTACTGTTAGATTCAAATCATCCAATCGCCAAGAGATTCCCGGCCCCTTAATGACCTCATCTACTAGCTTGGATACGTCCATGTCTACAAAGTAGTCCTCTTTAGGAACTAGAGTACTCTGATGCCTCTCCATAAGAGAGAATATCTTATCTACACCATCGGTGTTGGACTTTGATTCAATGGTTTTTATACACTCCTGTATATCCTCGGATAACTTTAGCTCGTTAAGGCGGGATACTACTCCAACGTCTAGCGTCTCCTTCTCAGTGGTATCTAAGATCGCGTCTACTATATCGTGCCAAGTAGGTTTAGCGGTGGGGTGTTGGTCTATGTGTATGAAGTTGCGTAAGTCACTCCACTCAAAAGAATCCTCTTTGGGATTCTGGGTATACCATTCTGAAATATCATCAATGATTCCGGCGCACTCTTTGGTTAAGCGAAAGCCTCGGATGTATTTGATATACTCATCATGCCTCTCCCTGCTATTAAGTAGGGCGATTAGTTTAGTATCTTTAATCAAAACTCTCTCCAAATTATGTAGTAAGTTGTTTTACTACGGCAGTAAATAGTTCCTTATCCACCATGTGCTTTGGTTCTTTAGGCTCAGTATAAAGTACAGTCTCGCACATACCTAAAGTAAGTAGACTTTGTGCTATATCCGCAGCTTGATTCAGTACTACTTTGCTGTCGTTGTCTAGCCACACCAGAATCCTATCGAACTGTTCAGCATACCTATAGAGAGACTCAATCCTTATGAATGTACCGGCCAAAGGTAGCGCCCAAACACCAGAACTACCAGCTACTTCCGCTACTCTAATAGAAGATAGCAAGTCCTCGGTAATTACTAAGAGCCTAGTATCATTAGAGAAGTCACTACTAAAGGGGTAGCTACGATCATCATCACTGTCTCGACCTAACTTATAGCCTAAGTACTTGATTTTCTGTGTACTTTCTACGGCCCTTAGCTGCACATAACTGGCTTTGTCATGGTCGTCTTTTGGGTAGAAGTACATTAAGCGGTGCATCTCTGAATCAAAACAAATGTTATACTTATGTATTTGCTCTCTAGTTAAGTGGGCGTTCCTAAGAATTGTTTTAGCACTATCGGGGTATTCATTGAGCTCCTCCGGTGTAAGTAAAGAGTGAGGGTCTGGACTGTACTCATAGTTGCGAGCACTTTTAAGGAATTTGTTCGTCGGTAAGTAGTCCTCATAGCTTCCACCAATGCTATAGCAAGTGTTACGAGTGTAGCTATCAGAGCGAGCCCTAACCATGTTAGAGCCTCCGCAGTTGTGACAGTAAGCCAAACGTACATCAGGTTTGCCATCAGGTATGGTGATATAAAGCCTACGTTTAGTGTCCTCTCCCGCTGGGCATCCCTCGTGGTTGAATCTATAAGTCCCCGGCTGTTGGGTATGAGGTACTAGTTTGTTAATCAGTCTCTTGGTTATCTTGTCTGCCATCAGTCTCTACCTCTATGGTTAGTGTCTCATAAGCTACGCCTCGGCATTTAGAACAGAGGTCATCGTAGTCCTGAGTGTGGGGGTTGATAGTAATATCTAACCCTTGCATAATCTTATCGCACCCTTTACATCTCATC